AGAGCAATTGTGTCGATTATAATTCCTTAGCAATACTTAATTTCATTTACCTTTGAAGATATAAACCGCTTCTGTGCTGTTGAGAATCCTCTGTATAGGTTATTTCTCTCTTATAAGCAATAATCCAGACCTGATTCTTAACCCTCTTTAGATTGCAAAATGTCTAAAGTCAAGCTTACAAAAGACAATATCATCAAGCTCTTGAGCAGTAATGCTGAAATTGAATTTGAAGAAGAACAAAACCAATCTACTTTCCAATTTGATACATTTTTTGATGCAAATGTAGAAAAGCTCAAAAACATGACAGTGATGTCATGTTTGACCTTTCTTAAGAACAGGCAAAGCATAATGAAAGTTGTTAAACAAGCTGATTTTACTTTTAATGGGATCACAATCAAAAAATCAAAACCAAAGATAGAGCCAAAAGATATGACTTTCAGGAGGCTAGATGCCATGATAAGAGCAAAAATGATTGAGTTTACTGCCAAAGACGAGGCATTGGAAATAATTAAGGTTAAGATATCATCACACCCTCTCGTCATGGCTTACAGCCTTGATGTTAATGATGCAAAATCTGCAAGAATTGCTTGTCTCTTGGGAGGAAGCCTGCCTCTTCTAGCTTCCATTCCGCATTATGAAGCTATTTGCCTTGTTCTTGCTGTTTATCAAGATGCTAAATCACAGGAGCTGGGAATAGACCAGAAGAAATATGATACTAAAGAAGCTATTGGAAAAGTTTGCACTGTTTTGAAAAGCAAAGGCTATGTGATGGATAATGATCAACTGGAGAAAGCTAAAATGTATGCACAAATCCTCAGCAAATGTGATCCTAAGCTCAAGGGAGACATGGCTATGAATCATTATGAAGCTGGGTTGAAGCAGATCTATGAGATCTTTGGTGTTTCTGGATCGAAGAAAGCTTCAACCAGCAAAGTTTTTGAGATTTAATTTGTTAAATGATGTATTGTATCTATATGTGTGTTAAAAATAAGTTTAATCTGTTTTATCATTAAGTGTTATTTCTTGTGTGTTTTAACTGTGTTAATCAAGCTAATATATGTACTAAGATATAAACCAAAAATAATAATATTTTAAATCTAAATTATAAAATACAAAATACAAAATACAAAAAATACAAAAAAATTAAAAAACTATCAAAAAACACAAAAAAATCAAAAATATAATAAAAACAAAAAACAAAAAACAAAAAACTTTTTGACCTCTTTACTCAGAGGATTGGTTCAAATATCATGCATAACAGTTTTAAGATAAATTAGATAAACACATTTGAGCTTAACTTGTGTGGACCCTATCGAACTGATCAAAGTTACTGGGAAACTGAGAATACTTTGTAGTGTTTAAACACCATGCTGTTTTCTACCAGTAGGATATGATCCTTTGAACAAGATCAATACATGAGTCTGTGTATCAAAAAGCAAAATCAACCTAAGGCATTCAGACACTATATTTTTAATTCTCTTTACTTAGTCCAAATCATGCACTAGCAATGTGGATAAATTGACACACTCTCTGCATCATTGAACCATCTGATACAATCTAATTACTTGATACTCAATGTCTGTTAATTAAATGGCATAATTTCCTATTAGACAGACCAATATTGTCCCGTTAGGGATCTTTTTGGGTTTTTTGTTTTTTGATTTTTTTGTGTTTTTGTTTTAACAATATAGTTACTTACCTAAGTTACAGCTTAATATTCTAATATATTGCATTGATAACAAACATAGAACACATAAATTGATCGGAATAAATAAAGACAAAGATATAACATATACTTAAATAATAATACATAAATAAGGAAAATGAATTACACTTCAAAAAGGGCTTTTGGACATAGTTGATGCTATGTCCAATCGCAAATTTGCTCTGGAGGCTGAAGACAAAGTCGGTAAAACACATATTTCGCCTCTAATGTAGTCGACATGCAAAGAACAGAATTGGAAACTGTTAAGATAAGCCAAACTCTGAGAGTTTTTAGGGAGGCAGTTTAAGGTTTGAGACAGAAAATACTTCTTTCCAGAAGGACTTTCATTGTAATTAAGAGTTCTTCCAGCAAGATCGAGCTTTTTCACTTCAGTTTCTGGCAGATTCAAAGTGTATATAATGACTTCTTCTCGTAAAAAATCTGATAGTTTTTTAGCAAGAGATGTATGAACTTCGAGCAGTGAGTGGACAATTCTTTGGGGATAAGTAAGATCAAAAACATTGCAGCATGGTTCTTTTAAACTAGAGAAGTTGATGACAAACTTACCCTGTTTAGGAGCACTTAATGGTTCCTTTAGCTTCAGAGACACCAGAGAAAAGTTCAGTGCCGTTTCAATGTTGTTGTAGTTTGGGATACAGTTTATTGTTAGGGAAAGGTTGGAAGAACCATTCGGTATTTTGAAGCATTTATAAAAGTCTGTGTGTTTGAGGACTTTTGGGATTCTCAACCAGAAAGACAGCTTGAAAGATTTATCAGTAAAAGCTTTCAAAAACACCTGAGAACAAGGGGAAATGTCGTTCACAGCAGACAAAAGCAAAGATTTAATAGCCAACGAGTTCACAGTTCTGTTGTTTGTTTCAGTTTGATTGAACATAGGTTTAACAGTGTAAATCCATTCATTAGAATTTCTGTTTGGAGATAGGACATTGACCTTGCCATAAGCTTGGTTATTGCTTGTCTTAGTCTCATACATTATTTCTTTGACACAGGATAAAGATCCTCTATTTGCTGCAGCTATGAAACGGTCTTCAGGGACAATATCGGTCTCCTTCAAGTTAAATCTTTTCAGAATGTGGTCCGATTCTGCCAAGAAATTCAATGCCACTGGTTTCTGTGTTGAAATTATTTTTAAATGACCCTGGTGCTTCACTCCATTAGTGTTTACTGTGTTTGAACAGACAGAGACAGTTATGAATGACTCCTCAATGGTCATAGAAAAATCGATATCATCAAGCAATGAGAAAACACTGGCATCGCTAACCAGTTCAGCATCTGCAATAGGAATATCATCAACTTTGTTTGTATAACAGAAACTGCTTTTGCTCCTAGAATCAGAGTAAAGTTGTGTTTCCAATAAAGGTTTGCCTGTCTCATAATCATGTATCCAGTAAGTGTCTAGAATAGATTTACCAGACACGGATGTGCCCCAGACAGAGGCTTTGGATTGAACAATCGAATCTAAGCAACTTGAACTCATTTCAGGGGATTTTCTTATTAACTTTGCAAAGGAAGGAAGATATGGTTGAATATGAATTATAAAACTGACACAATTGCTCT